CATCGAAGATAGTTTGAAGAGACTCTACATCAAGTAGATCTTTGCACATATCTTCCAGATTAAGCTTGCCCCAAGCTATGTCTTCGCCGGTTATGCGTCGAATGATGCTGGAGCTAGCGCCCGTTTTGATGTAACTAGAAATAGCGTCTTTTCCAAGCTCTTTATAAGCATTTTCGGGAATTACGTTCTCGCCGTTGATTTCAATTTCAGCTTCGTCAGTTACTAGGTAATAAAGCCTGTCGTCTTCTACAAACGACCCGTCAAGAGAATCTAAATCGAATACGTCTTCTAGGTCGTTTTCAGTAATAGCTTCTTCGACCCACACGTTTTCTTTGTCAGTCATATTGTTGAGTAGATCTGACTTAGAAAGCTGATACCATACTGTGGACTCGCTAGCTGCATAAATTCTCATACTTAATATTCTCCTTTTCGATTCTTGAAGAGCTAGTTATTATAAGCTAGTTAACTGCGTTTTTAAGCTTGCCTCGTTTGTCTCCTGTTATCTTTGAATACTTAAACGAATTCCTGAGATATTTCCAAACGTTGTGACCTTTAGATGGCCCTGCTAGGAATTTCTTCCACACAAACAGAGGAACGTCGTAGTACCTGTATATGTCTCCAGGTCCGCCAGTAGCATTTTTGAATTGAACGTAAGCTGTTCCTACGTTCTTACTGTCTTTATTGTCATACCCGTATGCCCATACGTTAGAAGAACGGCATCTTATTAGACGGTCGGTAATGTCTCGACCAGAAGACGCACGACGGTTTCGAGTGCTGTGAGACGCAGCTCCGATATACCTGTGTATCAATATCTTCATAAATGCATGTTTCTTCCTGGATATCTTTTAGTGTGTTGATTTAAGGTACTGAAGGTACCGTCAATGCCTATAAATATGGCCCGAGCGTATCTGCTCAGGCCGCTTAGAAACTAATTATTAGATGAAAGCTCTTTAAGTTCTATCAGCTTTTCTAGATACCACTGTGCCTTCTTTAAGTCTTCCAAGCCGTTTTTATTTTCGAATCTCCACATGTACTTCATTACATTTCCACGCAAGAACCCTTCAAACTGCTCCTTGCCTAAAGATTCTCGCAATGCATCAATGCATTCAATAGATCCGGAATTGTAGTGATTTGGATGATTAACATTTGATGTATTCATTGTATGTCACTCTTACATTGGCTAGTAAAAGAATAATTCATATATGATAACGATCAAAGTGAATGCTCCCCGCCACACAACGCTATCGCGGCGTTGAAGACGGAGTTTCTTGCCTACTTAGGATAAACAATGCACGCGCGTAACACAAATCAACACTAAAGTAAACTAGTTAGCGCGATAAATCACTACAAATACATACCCCATAACATAACACCGTTACATTCCGCCCTACACGCGCGCTGGCGCGGGTCGGTTCCGGAAATCGGTGCGCGATTTTTCCTGGGGTACAGCAGCAAAATGAGAGTTCCGCCCTCGCGGAGATTCCACGGGGGCGGAACTCTCTCAAAAAATCAGCTATTCGATTTCTGGTCCCGAGAATCAGACCCTTGCCGCGTAGAACGCGATGCCCTCGTAGGTCCAGCCAAGGCTCTGCAACTTGACAGCCTCGTCGTGGCTCGCCGTGAGCATGTGCTGTCCGTCGTTGGGATTGTAGAGACGATAGACGGCGTTATCCTCTGTGGGAATGTCTTCCACCTGAGTTACCTCCTTTTGGTCTGCATTGTCACCGAGCGCGTACTTGTGCCATGCGTCCTCGTCACCATAGAAAACGTTGCCATCCACGCTGTAACCGTTGTAGGAGAGGCAGTTGGTGAACTGCCACATGGCGAGCGTCCAGCCATCATGCGCGTAGGGACACGTCGCGTCGCTGGGCCAGCCGGTCCGGCGCGACGGGTAGCCCGCAAGCCACAGGCCGCACTTGTCCTTTACCCAGCTGTTCTTGAAGTATCCGCGGTTGTTGATGAAGTCGGAGTTGCAGTACACCAACGGCCAGACGCCGCTCAGCTCGTGGATTCGCCAGACGAACGACTCGGCGTCGGCGTCTGTAAGCCTATCATCCTCGAAGTCGAGGATGGGCACGCCGTGAGTGAAGTAGTTGCGCGTGTTGCGGTAGAAGAACTCGGCCTCCGCCATGCCGCCGTTCGGGCGCATGAAGTGGTAGAATCCCCACGGCACTCCGTTGGCGATGCACCACTGCACCCATGGGTCGCAATACTTATCGACGAATCCTGTACCCTCCGTTGCCTTCATGACGTAGAGCAGGCTCGTGTCGGTTAGGTTCAGGCCCTTGTTGTTGTTGCTTATGTCGATGCCGTGTAACATACTGTATCACCGTTTCGTGTAATAAATTCATGTCTTTTAACTAGGCATTGCGTAACCAAGCATAAGAGCAGCGGTAACCGAAGCATTAGAACCAGAAATTGTTACCTTTATTTTTGTTCCTTCTGGTACGAATATTAACGAGCCCTTAATATCTTTAGTAATGTGGGATGTGTGATAGGTGACGCCTGTATAACCAATGAAAAGAACATCCACATAACTGTCTTCCTTCCAAACTTGTGCACTTATATAGCCGTCGCGTTTGAAAAGATATTCAGAATTATTTTGTAGGGTATACGCTTGATATTGTGCTATTGGTGCATTTCCTAAATCACCATCAATAACGTCAATATTAACGTTAGCAACAGAACCAAAATTAAGAGTAGATGCGACATTTGCCATTCCCACAAGTCGGCAGGAAATATTGCCTGATATGTTGTAGTTGTGAATGCCAGGACACTTAAAGAGAACATATGATTTGTTCTTAAAGATATCGCTATTGGTTATCCAATAGCAATTTACAAATTTGATTAGCAAATAGTCTGCTGTAATGTTTGCGAAAGTTTCGTAGCTATCGCAGCAACAATTTGTAAATGAAACTAGCGTGCTAGAAACATCTACAAATTTGGAGTCAGTAAATTTGTTGTTGCCATTAAGCCACAAATGAACATTATCTATATAAGAATCTGGGTTATTAACCTTAATGCCTGTATGCGCACCATGGCCGTAAATAAAGCTAATAGTATTGTCTGCTTTAACAATCTCGACACCAACGGTCTCGTCATTGTTATCATTTTCTAGCCTGATATGACTAATAAAGTTTTCGTAGCCATCAACAGTTAGAGCGGTTCCAATCCAGTCTTTGATAAGAATATCATGTACGTGATTTTTAGCATCACGTGTCATAAGATTGGTTCCATTTAGCGTTCCGCAACAGATTTCAGACTGATTCTCAACAATTATTGTCTTATTTTGGGAGAATATTTCACCGTTGTTCAGATAAACAGTCTTGTTATTGATGGTAATGTCGCTATTTATGAAATATGTCTTTTCGCTAAAAGATATTGAATCGCTTATCTCTAGAGCACGCAGTATAAACGGCGCGTCATTATTTGTGCCATTACCCACAGCGCCCAACTGTGCTACAGATACAAATTCACTTTTTATCAGAGTTGCCACATACTTGCCGCATTGGATAATATCCATTCCATTGACAACACCAGTGTCGGAAATGGAATAATACGCGCCGCCCATATCATCAGCGCTGTTGAATCCCTTTGTGCGGCACATCATTCCGTTCTTGAAGTTTGTGAATGCTTGCATATCCGCAACTGTGTTAAAATATACGACATTTGTATCAATACGGGTATTCAAAGTGTTTACATTATCATCGATGTACTTTTTTACGGTGTTCTCCGTGCTGAAATCCGTCTTTGGAAGAAGCGTGTTAATATCGGCCTGCGCAGCGTCAGCCGCCTTTGCCGCAGCAGAGATTGCGGCAGCGTTATTCTGCTCCGCACCCGCGGCGCGAGTCTTCTCGGCGTCGATTGCCGTCGTGTTAGCTGCAATGTCGCCCTTGATGGTTGCAATGTCGCCCTTGATGGTTGCAATGTCGCCCAACGAAGCAGTTTTAGAACGAAGTTTTTCAGTATAATACTCCAGCCCGTCTAGATCTAAGAATTTACTCATACGCTTACTCCTATCCGTATAGTGCGATGTATTATACATACATTAAAGATACATAGAAATAGTCTCAGATAAGTGTATGAAGCTATCTGCGGCTATTTTGCGTACTTCATTACTAAGCTGTTTAGCTCTCGTTCTGAAGTAGATATTTCTCGAAGATCCGGAGTATCAACGTGACCACGATTGCTGGACTCTCGAAGATTGTGCTCCGTTACTTCGCAAATCTCTAAATTGCTCACTTTAGTTTCTTCTAATGACAATATTGCAATCTGGGGAAATTCGAACCCGCAATCGTATGCGTGAAACACGAATGAAATAGTTGATTCGTCTTCGTATATCATTACAGCTTTAGCACTTAAGAAATTATCGATTCCATAATTCACGTATACAAAGCGGTATACACCCTCGTCATTTAGAAGAAAACTACGAAGCCATTTATGACCTACTTCGAAAGACTTGTCGCACGTTTCAAACTCATAGTTATATTCGTACTTGGGCTTGCTTTTCTTTATAGACTCAATATATGCGTTTACGCTATCAGCTAATGATAGATTGAAGCTGAGCTCTTTGAGCATGAAATATGCTTTTAGCGGAACTATTTCTCCGTTATCTTCGCACGTTTGCAAGTCCTCGTAAAAATTATCGGTATTAATGTACTTCTTCCGCACACATACGTCTGTTTCGTCGATTGCGTCTTGAAGTTTAGTCATTATGGACTTTATCTTGTTTATACTAGCAGATTTCCTAACTAGCATCCATCCAACAGAACCAGCTAGCCATTCGTATCCGCATTCGAAAAATAACTTTACTCCAGTTATAACGTCGTCTCTGTTGTAATCCTCTTTAGAGTTAGAAGAAATTTTCTTATAGTCATTTAGGCTGCATACGAATTCGAATTTACTCAAGTCAGAGTGATCTCGTATCTTGACGTACCCATCATGATAGTATTGGGCAAAGGAGTGACTAAGGTATCCTTGACCAATTTCTGGGTACTGTGTTTTTGAAAACCGATTGTAGATGTTTTGTATAGTCTCTACGCCTCTTCGATCAGACGGACGCTCAATCTGGTAGGTGTCTAACATATACAGATTTCCGTCTTCACCAATACACGGAATAGCTTGCCCGTAAGTTTGTTCGTAGCTCAGGAGAAAGTCTCTGGGGGTGTATTTGTACAGCCCACCAAACACTACTTCGTCTTTCAAGTTAGTCATATGATGCCCCCTTTGGTTCTTTGGATATTAAAACTTCAAACCTTATAAGAAAGTCAATACCTATAACGATTTACCCTCTTGCCGCGTGAGAAAGCCCCGAGGCTTTAGCCTCGGGGCTTTCTCACCAGACAAATGTGGAGTTAATCATTTCGCCGTTGTCAACAATGAGGTCTTGCCCGGTAATTGACGTATTGTCCATAAGGAGAAACTCTATATACTTTGAAGACTCGTCGCACGTTACCCATTTCTTCATAGGCGTTACGCTCATTATTTCTTTCCACTTATATTTATCATCTATAACATAGTTATTACTGTGCGTCTTAACGCCGCCAAACGATATAGAGTTACATATAGCTCTCGGCGCAAGCTCGTTTGCAATAGCTTTTGTATACGCGAGAATTCCGCCTTTAGAAGCTACGTAATTAGAAAATTCGGACCCGGTATGTGCTGACACAGAAGCTTGGTTAAGCACACTCAAAATTCGATTGTTTTCAAGAGCATATCGCTCGGTGCAATTCATAACGCCTAGCAAGTTGGTCTCTATAACACGCTTATCAGAGCCTTCTTGTATTCCCGCATTGTTAAAAAGGTGTGTAGGCTCTATGTCTGGGAGTGTCTTCTTGTCAGATACGTCAGCGTCTTCTATGACCCATACCAGAAGGTAACGTTTGACGTAGTCATGAATTGTTTGTTTATTGAAAGAATCTGCGCCTATACTGAAAGCGTCAAATACTTCGAAGACACTGTTTTCGCACTGCTCTTTAGCTTCTTCTACGTAGTCAATAGAATTGCAATCGAGAAGATATACCATGTGAGGCAGTTTGTACTCTTGGTCTTTAAAGGTTAGATAATGATCTACAATAAGCCGATTCATCATATTTCGAGCGAACGACTTGCCCATACCGTGTGCAGCACCTGTAATAGCGAGTCTAACTTGCCCCGTATACTCCCGAAGGGCTATGTTATACCTGTTCTTGAAGTTGTTTGGCATTATTCTCTCCTTAAAACAGTTTGCGTTGTTTTGCAAGCAAGTTCGTGTATATGTAATTCGGATATGTAAAGTAAGAAATTTCTAAAATTGCGTCAATCACTGTTGGTAAGTAGGTTTCTACGTGTAAGCTGTTTGAAACGGCGAGAAGGCGATTCAACTTTGCGAGATTAACTTGTTTGTTATGTTCGAACTCTTCCTCACTGTTTGGTTTTTCTAATTTAACTTTACAGCCTAACTCATGATTCCTGCCAAACTGTGACACCCCTATAGATGATCTATGTTTACCGACTCTGTGATAAATCCTAAGATGTGGCATCATACAAGTGATAGATCGAGACGGGTGAATAGAACATAAGAATTTTCCGTCTCTTTCAAAGAGCCACGGGCACCTGTCTATACTTTTGCCTTTGTTCGGCAAAAACATAACGTTTTCGTCTCTAGCGTACTCGTACACGTTTGTGTTTATTCCGTTTACTATTAGTGTCTCTTCCCTGCAGCTTGCAATAAGTTTTTTGTTAGAGGTGAAATCGAGCCCATATAGATCGTATTCGTCTTTGCTCAAATTAGCTGCTTCTACGAACTCTAGCTCTGAGAAAACGCTGTTTTCCGGGGGGCAGCAACATCCACACATAAAACAATTGTCAGAGTAGAAGAACGTAGCATTGAGGTCTATCCAGTTTATATTGTCTCCAATTGTCTTATGCCTCCCATCTTCGAACGTTATTTCGATAGGGTGTGTTGAAACTTTGCTTATATATTCGAATAGCTTTGCTTTGTTGTTTACAGACATCTCTAACCTGCTAAATAGCGTCGATTGATATTCATAAGAGTTTATGAAACTAACGAAGAAAGTCAACAATAAAATGCCCTCGATTTCTCGAGGGCTGTTATATTAACGTTTACTTTGTTAGTTATAGATTGTTTTCATACTTGATGAGATAATCAGATCCAATTCCGAGTCTATCCCATCGCTTTGCAATCTTGTAGCCTAGCGGGTTGAAGAGAACTTCGCACCCAAACTCGAAGAGCATCCCGACAAACGCGCACGTGACACATTGAAGCGGAGACCATCCAAAGAAGTTATACGAGACAATAAACGCAAACACTAGGTTATCAATAAACTGTGAGAAGAACGTAGAACCTAGGGCTCGGAGCGAATACGCAAAGAATCCGTCTGTCTTTACAAGAGACTTAATTTTCCAGTTGATGACTGCGTCAACTACAGACGACGTTAGGAATGCAATAGACGAGCCTAAGAGGACATACCATGTTCCTCTGAACGTTTCGTCTAGTGCTAGATTTGCAATAGCTCCGGGCTCCATGTTAAACGAAGCTCCCCAAGATCCGGGAATTACAGCTATCACAAAACAGAAGAAAGCGGCAAACAGATTACAAAAGAACGCATATATAGAAAGCGTAATTGTTGCCTTAGGGCCAAATCGCTTAATTACGATATCGCAGATAAGAGACCCAACCCAAGATAGAGTAAATCCTGTGTCAAGTGCTACGAACGAAGGGAGATTATTGATGGACTTATTTGCGAACAAGTTCATCAAGATAACACATACAGCAAACAAAGTCGTGATTGGAGCAGGAATTGCAAGTAGTGCATCCTTAGCTTGTTGTTTTGAAATCATTACAATACCTCTCTACTATTATTTTTGATACGGTGGGTTTCAAGTAGAATACAAAACACCGCATATTATTATAGGATATCGAGTACCGAAGGATCGTAAGTGTCTTTGTATACTGTCTTCTTAGATCCGAGATTCTCGAGTCCGTCGGCTTGCCCTAAGTTAAGTGTTTCGACGTTCGACAGTAATAAAGCTCCTATCTTTATCGTTTTATTGACGTGTAAGGCAGAAGCTATTACGAATCACGTATGTTCAATTATACCAACCTCCTGTTATTTTTGTTGTTTATACACGTGGCTTTCAAGGAAATTACAAAACACGTGTTAGATCTGATACTATATAACGATATAAATTTACTTGATTGGCAAATTCTTAATTTTTTCGACCATCATCTCTGCCGTTCCGTTTCCACCCAAGTCTTTGTACGGAAGGTAGAGATAAGTGAAAATGTCGTCGTATTCGTCTTGTGTTATGTATCCGCGATCTAAATACTGTGAGCAAAGCGTAACAATCCTATCGTGGCCTAACCCGACGAGCATTCTGTCTTGAGCACTCCGATGTTCAGAAGCTGTGCTCTCTTTAGAATACTTGTTTTGAAGTATTAGCGAAATAAACGCCCAAAAGCCTGATGAAGCAAAAATAGCAAGAACTAACGTTAGTAACGTTTCTGGGTCGATATTAATATCGATAGGATTCATATAACTATCTCTTCTCAATATTATTCGTTAACGATTTCATCATATTCATATTGAAGATTACTATGTTTATGTTAGATTTAGTATAAAAAGTCATAGTATTGGTACTTATCTTCGAGCTTTTTCTTTATGAATTTTTCTATTTCTGACTTTATGAGCTCGAATAGCTTAACTCGAAGATTTTGTGAATGGTACTTAGCATACTTAGGGATACTCAAGTCTATTACTTTAATTCCTAAAGTTTCTTGATTTTCATCGTTGTCTAGAATGTTTATACGGATCTTTTGATCATATGACGTTATGTTAATTCCGAGCTCTTTTTCATGGACGTCTGTAGCTTCGCTATCGGGGATGTTATATTTCTTCCTTATTTCGTAAGGCATCTGATATAAAACAATAGTCGTTACTTCACACATATTTGACGACTTCTCGAAGTTTGTCGCTCCGTCCAAGTTCTTAAACAAGTATTGCCCCAAAGGGTTAACTAAGCTATTCGCATTAAATTGATACGTCTTACTTTTAGCTACTATAATATTCATTATTCGTGTCCGATCTTGGGAGCTATTTTATTCCAGCCGTTGTTAGAATATATGAACACTTTAGACTTTGACGCATTGTCTGTTTGGTTTTTGCAGTCTTGCAACGTACCGTTTGAAAGATATTTCTTGAAATATCCGTTCTTTGCGTTACAAGAGCGCCAGTCGGCAGACCCATCGTAAATCTTTCCGGGGTAGTAATCGACTAACGTGTTAAACGGTACGTTTCCGTTTAGAGTGACAGGGGTTGCATACAATGTCAACCCGTTTGTAGGTGTGCTACTTCGATAATAAACCATGCCAGCAAGCCAAACCGTAAGGGTCTGACCGACGTGGTTATTGAAGACAGACGTGGTGCACAGATTCTGCCATCCGTTTCCGCCATAGTCTAGATAAGCGTGTAGGTTCGTCCACGATCCGCCTATATAATCCATCACTAAGTCTTGTTCGTCGACAACAGTTATTAGATCTCCGGGAATAGACCAACCTCCGGGACCAAGACCCACTGTGAAGTTGTTCAACGAAATCCAAAGAGCTTTAAGATACCATTGAGGTCTACCTTGGTTCTTAAAACCATAGTTTTCAAGGTGCCCACTATTAACTCTTACTTGTACCCAGTTTCCAGATACTTGAAACTCCAAGTTAGTTGTTACGTAAAACGTTGCAGGTGGTAGGTTCCAACCAGGTACGCCGACATACGATGAATAATCACTTTTATTCCAAAGCTGGCCACCGGTTGCAGTAGCTGTAATATTTGCCATAGATTACTGCACCTTCAAGTCGTCTCCGGCGTTGCCTGTGTGAGTAACAATCTTTCGAGAGTTAGACGTTACGTTGAGGTTGCCAAGGGCAAATTTTCCACCGCCGTTTATGATAGTATTATTTTCGCTATTCCAGACGAGGTTTCCGTTTTTGTCAAACGTTCCGCCGTCAATGCCCATTACTTTCAACAATTTGTTAAGTCCGTCTATTATGGGCTTTATATTCGTATCGAAGTTTTTGTTTATCGTGGTGTCGAATTTGTCTTTGGAAAGGCTAATCGTCAGATCTCCATTGTTGCCAGTAACATCGATTAGGTATCCGCCTGTCAAGCTAGACGATACGGTAATAGCGTCTCCTGGGTTAGCAGGGGTAGTTACTTTTATGTTATTTCCAGACGCATTTATGGGAGAAGCTGTAAACGTTGACGTAGTCTCTGAAGCGTCAGACGAGCTAGAATATGAATTTTGAGTTATCTTGAGATAGTTGTTAGTTGACTTAGAAATTGAACTAATGTGTACGTCTCCGCCGTGTGTCTTTGGAGGCTGATACGAAATACCATTTCCGGCAAGTATAGTACTATGCTTTAATACTGTGGCGTCTTCTATATGTGATTTGTCGGAATGTTTCTGAGTAACTTCTATATATTTATTAGCTGCGTTGTCGCTGTCTTTAATTTTAGAAGCTATAGTTATGTCTCCGCCGGGCTCTGTCGGTCCTACGACAGACACGCCATCTGCAGAATATATGTATGAAGACGTAAATGTCGTATTTATGTCATCGTCGTCATGATCGATTCGCAAGTTGTCTTTTCTGTCAGTTCCAGAGTCAGTGTTATTGATTAGCCTGCGTCCTTCGTGACCTGACTGGAAATACTTGCGAATTAAGTAAGGGTACACGGGCGGTGTCATGAACGTGATTTTGTTTGCCCATGGGAAGCTCTCGGGGCCTAAGAAGTCTCCATCTTGCGGGGCTATCTTTTGAGTAGAACCTTCGTCTATCCCAGAAATCCCTGAAATGATGGTGTGGTCAGTGAAACCGGTAAGTAGAATATAAAACTCTTGTTTAACTTGTCCTGATAGCGTTAATACTACGCACGGTTTAGCGTTGTAGTCGGGACTGAAGTCGTGTTCCGGATTTCCAGTTGACGTATTAGACCAAACACCGCCTTGCAGAACAAGACCGTCTTGAATCTTCATGTAGTTGAGAACTTGTAGCTTTTGGGCCTCTGTTGCTACTTTGTCGGTAAGTTCGTTAGGGCGTGGCGTGTTTCTAGCGTTTCCGAGTTCGTGTTGAGCTTGATATGGTAGTGTTTCAGCTTCCTGAGTAGTAACGACAGTAGATATATTGCTATTGTCAATTAATAGACCGTAGTCTGTTACGTTAGTAGCCCAGCTTCCGTCGAACTCACAAGACCCCAAGAACAAGCTACCGACGATTGTATTAGCTGCAATAAGCTTAGATTTTTCTGGCAGTTTGAAAGCTAGACGATGATACCCAGGAGTTTGATCTACTGGGACTTTTAGTATCATAGACACACCTCGAGCAAGCTGCGCAGCTAGCCATTCTCGCTCAGATGCTGGTTCCTCGTTTGGGAACTCTGATAGTGCATGTTTAACATATAGTTCATACGAAGAATATCCTGTCACTCTGCCTTCGTTGTACAGATCTCTAGGCATTTATATCACCTTACTTTGTCGATATTTAGCTACAGATAGCTTTAACATCGTCTACGGACAGTACGGACAGTGTTGCTACTGACGACAGTGTGACGTTTCCCCACGTACCATCACCTAGAAGTACCTTTTTGGCATCATCTGGCGTTGGCATAGGGACAAGGCCCGGTGTTCCGTTTGCGGTAGAAGTTGCTCCCACCATGATAGCGCTAGAGGAAGGAGCTTTCCACGTTCCGTCACCGTATAGAACATATCCGGCTTGTCCGGCAACGGGCATAGGTACGAGGCCCTTCGAACCATTAGTTCCTTGAGTTTTAATGGACCCGTCATCGTTGTACGTGTTGTCGGTTGCACCAGCCATTACAGGGACTAGCGGCAATATTACGTCTTGGGTAAACGACTTGTCTGTAAGTATCGACGAGTTAGTGTCAATACCTAATACGTTGTATATGTTCGCTTTGGTTATAGAAATCTGGCCGGATGATGTTACAGAAATGCCCGATCCAATAGAGACGCCACCAAGGGTTGTCGAATTTGCGGGGTTCAAAACATAGTTATTAAGACCGTCAAGCTTCTGTTTCATGCTGTCAATGATAGGCTTATACGAATAATCAACGCATCCAATAGACGAACCTACGACGTTATAGTTTTGTCCGTCATAGACCATCGCAATTAGCGCGCCTTGCTGGATGTCGTCTTTTCCGAGGTTTGCACCCTTGTAAATGATCGGAGCTTCTTTTGTAGAGTTAACCTGCAGAGTAGGGCTATCCGCACCGTTAGCAGCGTCAAAACGAACAAATATCATAGATCCTGTTAACAGTGACGGGTCAAAGTCGTCTAACGTAACTTCCCATTTATTTGTAGTCCCAGACTTAAGATGACAAGATCCGAAGCAAGCTACGTTCTTTGTTCCATCGAACAAGATGCCGTTTATAGACCTTGCCATTTTTAGCTTTGTCGTTGTCGCAGAATTACCGTCAATGTCTTTAATTTCTGGTGCATAGATACCATAAGACACGTTGTCAATTGTTATAGTCCCTAACAACACCCCAGCTTTAAGTGCTTGCACAAACGACGTCTTTGTAGCTTCTACAGAAATTCCGTCAAGCTTTGTCTTATAAGCGTCCGTAAAGTCGTTTTTAGAGAGGCCGTATCCGTCTTTCTTATCGACTTTGTTGTTCCAAGCTTTGCGCTCGTAAGCAGTTATATGAATATCGTTGTTAGAAACGTGATTATTGAGATCGTTTATCACGTTGTCGACATATTGTTTTGTCGCAGCAATGAGAGCTTTGTTCCATCCGGTATTATTTAGATCTATGTACTTTGAAACGTCTTCGGGCTGACTTGCAAGTATTACGGTACCCGTAAATACGTCTCCAGATCTGTTAACTTTGGACGTGTCTGTAAGCTTACGAGTAACCTCGTTGCCGTTAGACTCGTCTGTGTATTGTAGATATACGTCACCTGTGTCTTGTTCGAATAGAAGCCTTCCGGATATGAATGTATTTGGTTTGGGTGCGTTTCCGCGCCAATAACGAACAGGCTCTGACCGTTTATAATCGTCGCTCATGTTATACCTCGACTACGTATATGTCGTATAGGTCTGTTTTCTGTATAGGCTTTATTACTGACGGGTCTTTTTCTTTATATAGGTACCAGCCATATATTTCTCGGTTACCTTCGTACGAATACCACCCAAAGGAAACGACCCAAGAGATAGTAGAAAATCTCCCTAGAACTACTTTGTTTCCGGGATATATTGTGACGCCCAAATTGTCCAGCGTAAGACCGGTATCTGGTGTCATGTAAGACGTATTGTCCATAAAAAGCCTCTCTGACGTGTTATGTTGATTTAAGGATACGTCAGAGAGGAATATGATTATTGTTCTTGGTGTTATTGCTAGACGTTTACAACATATAGCTTTGTAGAGTTATCTGTAAAGTCGTCAATTCGATGTACGCCTGCGCATATAAGCTGTACGTCTTTGCAGTCAAGCGCGTTCATAATCGCATTGAAAGAATCGTAGTCCAAATTGTCTAGCATGTCGTCGATTAGCACTGTCTTAAGATCGACGTTACTGATGTAGCTGAGGGCAATAAGGAATAGGACTGAGAACATCGTCCGCTCTCCAGAAGACAAATATGCGAACGGAACAAAGCGGTCGTAAGATTTAAATCCGAAGTCAAACGAGTTAGCTTTAGCTTCGATGTTGAAGCGAACTTTACCGAGACGCTTATAATGGCTGCCGATTGACATGAACTTGACTGATTTGTCTGTGTACTTTTCACCGTAGCTTACGATAGAATTGAGTTCATCATTCATGAACTTTTCTATCTTTACAAACGGTTCTTTCATTGCGTCTGTTTGAATTCCGTTAGCCCCGGTTAGTTTAACGGCATCTTTCAAAAATGCAAGTTGATGTTCGTACGAAAATTTGTCTTCGTTAACTTGCTTTTGTAAAGATTCGTACTGTTTGTTTGATCTAATCTTTGTAAGCGTGTCTGTGAGCTTGTCAATCTCAGCCCTAAGTACGTCCGAGCTTTCAGAGACTTCAATGTTTTCTGACATCGATGACACTAGTGCGTCTCTAGTTTGATATTTCTTTTCTATATCAGAGATGCGTTGATTTGTATACTGAGCGTTCTTATTCAAGCTTTCGTAATAACTTCTTGACTTTTCTAGCAATGAAGACAAAGTTTGTAGCGATTCTCGCTTTTCGCTTAGCTTTGACGAAATTGACTGAGAGTTTTCTACAAGGTTGTCACAAGTTACGTTTAAGATAGGGCACGTGGTTCCGCTGTCAATTACCTTTTGAAGCTGAGATATTTCGGCCTTTGCTGTTGCATACGAATTTGTATACGAATCGAAATCTCGCTTTGCGTCAGGCAGCTTCTTATTAATCGCATCTTTGTCAGCTACAAGTTTATTGTATTCTTCGTCTTCTCTTATAGTCGAACACAGTCTGTCAAGACCAAACGATGTAATCTGTGACTTTATTTTGTCGTTGTTATATTTTGTGCTCTCAGCTTTTAGAGTAGACTCGTACTTCTTCTTTAGATCATTAAGCGAAGACAAAACGTCATTTTCCGATGCAGAGCTGTCTACATCTGAGTAAAATATCAATGTTTGAGACGTAGACGTTGCTCGCTTCAAGTCAGCGTTAACAGACGACTGAATAGACTTCAAGAAGCTGTTAACGTTAGCAATGTCTTCGACCGACGACATATCCGAAAAATTATCAGATATCTGATCGAGTATGTAAAGAGAATCCTTGTTGTACGAAGGTAGAGCCTTGAGCTTGTTAATGACGACATCTTTGTTGATAGACGTAGTAGGAATAAGAGAAGCTAATGTCTCTTTTTGTTTATTAGACGTCATGCCTAGAAACGATGAAAAATCTAGAGAAGGGACAGCGCCGATCTTCGAATAGTCTAGATTGACAGAATAGTCACTCTGTTCGAAGCTCTCGTCTATCTTGTTTCCGACTTTTTCTATCTTCCTAGTAGCTGTTATGTGTGACTGATTGTCAGTAACAACGTCTATGGCAACTTCGATTTTATTGCAATTGCTGTGAGCTAATATAGCTGACTTAGTTTTTGGCGTGCCCTCGAAGTACCCATAGATGCAAAAATGAATAGCTTGGAGAATAGTGGACTTCCCGGTTCCGTTTTTGCCGCATATATAGACGATTGGCTGCCCGGAGAAGCTTACGGTAGTCGGCTCTTCTATCATGTGTAGACCGTCAATAGTTACGCTGTTTATGTACATGTTTGCCCCTTCTAAACTCAATCTGTAATGACATACAGCCTGTCTTCGGCCCGAGTGCAAGCTACGTACAGTAAATTTCTATTGTCTCCTCTATCTATATTTTTATAAATCGACTCGAAGCTAGCTACTATAACATTCTTGAACTGAAGACCTTTGACAGAATGTATTGTTCCTATGTACAATAACGAAGACACAGAGCGGCTTATACGTAAAGAGTCTATGTCAAACTCGTTGTTCATGTACATATTCCTTATGTCATTAAACTCTTCGCTTGACATGAAGTCGTTTACGTCGTCAAAGAAGATCTTACAGTATATTTCTCCCAAACTTATTACTCTTCGGTCGTCTATTACTTCGTCTATTGACGAAACGTAACTTGACTCTATAAGTGATCGACGCACGTATTGAGGCAATTTAGCTAGCACACACTGGGCGAAGTAGTGTTCATCTAGAGAGCTCTGAATTACCTCTTCCTGATTACTTTGATTGTTAGTGAACGAAACGTTATTACTTTCTAGATAGCTAGACAGCCTTCTAACTTCTTCGTTGGTTCGAAATAGGACAGCCGTTTCTTCACTCGAAAGTTTGGAAATTTGTTTAGAGATATCAGATTCATGTATGAACGATATGTTCTGCCCATGCCTATCTGACTTGAGCTTGATTGCATTAGGGTCGTTTCTGTCTGTAACAAAGTTGTTTACAAAGTCACAAATTTCTTGTGTAGAGCGATAATTAGTAGAGAGACGTATAGTTGTCCATGACGGGTTGTTGATGAGGCTTCGCATAATATCTGGCGATGCACCGCGGAACGAATAAATAGACTGATATGGATCTCCTACGACAAATATGTTAGAAGAATCGCAGAACGACCTAACAAATGCCCATTGCGAAGGATCTGTGTCTTGAAACTCGTCTACGTACACATATCTATATTGTGACAATACTTCTGAGCATATTGGATCGTTTTTATCAAATAGAGAAGATATGTGAGATGACAAGCTGTCAAACGTTATCACGTTGTCTTTCTTCAGTAGCTGACTGTAACATTTGAAGAACACGTCGTACTGAAATTTTTCAGATCGAGTAGGGACGTAGTTTTTAGACAGCTTCTTGTTAGACAGCTTGCAGCTAGAAAGTAGCTTAGCTTTGTCTTTGTAATAAGCATCTTGACTTTCGTCGATTATTAACGGGCAATAACTGTATCCAAACTTGTACAAGAACTCAGGCATAGACAAAAGTTTATAACAGAACTGATGAAACGTGCCAAACGTCGGACATATCTTGTTTTCCGACATGAGTTTATAGCGAGATTCGAATTCGAAAGCTGCGTTCCTAGTAAACGTGAGACAAAGGATTGACGTCGGATCTGTGTTTAGATCGTTTACTTGATGACAAATTCTAGAAATAAGTGTGTGAGTCTTTCCCGTTCCCGCCCCAGCAACGCAAACAACGTTTCTATCTGTACACGTTACAGCTATGCGTTGTTCGTCACTCAAGTTTTTCAAGTATTCTGAAATTTCTTTCATCTAGCCCTCGATCTATCGAACGTTGGAAGAGATACCACAATTAACGATTTAACGCCACGTACACCGGATAGATCGTGTTTGAGCCATAAATATAGCCCAGATATCGCAGTCTGGGCTATAGTATATTATCTGTAAGAGCGATGACGATTAACGTACAACCTTCTAGCCTCTATCTTATCAAACTTGTTAAGTCCGGAAAGGAAAATAAGATCGAGTCGATCAGATAGTGTATGAGACGACTTGAACCTATCCCAATACTTAGACGGGTGAAGTGTGTTGTATACGTACTCGGAAATCATATACTCGATAGCAAACTTGTTTCTACGGAATCGATACGGGTTGTTAAAGTAGCTTATTACAAGCAAACTTACAACGAACGCTATAAGAAGAGCTATGTACACCAACGCTATCACTCCGAGTGAGACAGAATCGTCGAAGTTCAACGAGCAAAGCAAGGCAATAGAGAGTGCTGAGACAGCCATCGAAGCGTAGTAAACAGACTTCTTTGCAACCGACCCTTTTACTGACTCGGGGGGCTTGTCGTAGTCGCACTTGTTATTAGGGCACATGTTAGGTCTCCTTTAGAGATTTGACTGCCTACGCATATTATTATAGACCTAACATGTGAAAAGTCAATACCTATATACTAATCATCTTCGTATGTCTGATCTACGTTGTCTGCGAGCTCTTGCTCTAGATCGTACAGATACAAGTTTTCGAGATCGCTGTAAGACCGAATTTCGTCAAACGGCTCGACGGGCACGGATGCGTGAGACTGTGTAACGATTCCGCTGTCGTTTGCTACGCCCTTAAGCTCGATCTCTATATGTTCGTCGTCAAAGTGAACATCGTTTACAAACATGTCGAAGCCTTGCTCGCGATTCATATAGTCGCAAGCTTTGTTAGCTAGCTTCGTAACGTTGCCGTATGTAAGAGCATCTTTGTCTGCGTCTTCGTCTGGGGCTAGCCCGTCTCTGTATATGCGGCACATGAACTCGCCGGGCTGCACAACGTCCCAATATGCTCCTTTGTCGTATTTAACGACAATGTCATCTAACGTGTCTTGGAAGTACGTAAAGAACTCGTCTATGCTAACGTCTGCAAACAGATATATGTCTACGAACTTTTCTTTAGAGTCTATCTTGAATGATATGTCAATAGAGCTTGAGTCTACGTAAAGACTGTGTGAGTTTGATATTGCATTTACGGCTTTCTTTATTTCGCTCTTCAATGACTGCCGAAACGATGACGAGTCTAGATCTTGTTTGTTTACCATTTACCTTGTTCCTTTAACTTTTTAGCCCAGCAAGTATACGAACAGCACTCCCGCTTATGCCCGTTCTCTGTATATTTGTATATAGTTTCATGTGCGCAGTAATACTTCTTGCCGCATACGGGGCATATTTTTTCGCCTAACAGCTTAGACAGTTTCCCGGACGTACACGCATATCCGTTACCCATTAGTCTACGTCCTTGATTACCCACTTTAAGTATTGATCGCAGTCAGTGTCACACAGCGGGCACTTACCTGTGATCTTTTCGATTTGATGGTCACTTTCAGTAACAGCCGTAATGAAGATACCGTGACAATGCTCGCACTCTGCGATATAATGGTCACCAATGTTGTTATCGACGTCAATGTTTGGATCGTCTTGCTCATATTGATCTAGGCTGTCGTTAATTTCGTCTAGCTTGTCAGAAATACTGTCTAAGCTGTCATCTAGATCTTTTTCTTCGTCATCTGAAACTTCTTTAACAGTTTCGTCACCAAAGTCCATATCATCGAATCCGTCGTCAGAGGTATCATAAGTGTCAGAAGTTTCAAAATCTTGGTCTTCTTCAGGGTCGTCTACAGCTCGAACGTACTTTTTTGTAATGTTAGCCATAGTATATGCCTATCTACTAGATGTATAACGTGGACAAATTTAAGATTTTCTAGTAGTATGTGATAGCTAGCTGGTCGGCAAACTGAATTAAATGCACCAGCGGATACCGTTCGCAAGCTTGCTGGTATTCGTTTTGCTCAGACTCGCATACGTTCCATCTGCCTTGATGCCATCTAATAGCTAGGGCTTCCTCTTCCGTAAGCTTAAACATCCTCTGTGCCATATACATAGAAGCTGCTCCGTGACCGAATGGGTGAGGGAAGTCAGATCGCTTATATGCCTTAACCTGATTCCAGATGCCGGTGTTCGGATCCTTCACGTTTCGAAGATAGGGTTCGTATAAGCCTATCTTACACCAGTCGTGAACAAGGCAACAGAGCGTTGCACTAGCTATGTCAACCATGTCGAATTTGTGTGTCCGCAGAAGATCCGTCATATTTTCGTACACCATGAGCGTATGATAGAGAAGACCGTGAGGGAACGACTCGTGATATATAGTAGACGCGGGAGCATCGTAAAAGTCCGTTGTTGAAAGCCAGTCAACAATCAGCTTTCCTCGACCCGCCTCGGCTTTGTTAGCTTTAGATGCACGAATCTGACACACGCCGTATATAAGTTCGTTATACGCTTGACGCATTTCGGCTTCGTTCACTTTACATTCGCGAACACTAGTGTCATACCTAGACTCTACGCTTAGACCGACTTCATATGCTTCTGACTTTTTGTACTGCTCGAAGTTATCGCAGTAATCGGGCAAAGTTAAAAGCTCGCTCTCTTTAAAAAGCTGCGGACTGCCGGTCTCTTCGTCGGTTACGTAAGACATAGTTTGTGTGTTGAGAATCTCGAATCTATCGTCTTCCGTGTTTACGAACCTGCCGTTAGGTCTAACAAAAAAGTAAGTAGCAGACATGACAAACCCTTCTACTGTTCTGGAGTCGTGAGCTTAATCAAACCTTTCTCGATTTCAATTTGAGCTTTCTCGTTTACTTTGTCATAACGATCTGGCACCACGAGGGTCTCTATAACCCCGTTAACAAGCTTCTTGAGGCACGACGGGCAATAGTCCCCCTTCGGCGACCATTCAAATACAACCTCACCTGCAGAGTGTATTACAAGGTAAGCGTCCTCCGAATCTTCCATATGAATCGGTTTGCCGCAGCAGTCGCACGTCGTTACTTCGACCTCTCTAATTTCTTTATGAGTTGACATTCATACCTCCTCCTTTCGATTGACTATATTCACAATTATATGGGCATGTTTGCAAAATGTCAATACCTATAGAAAGTGATACAAAAATAAAAGCCCTCGATTTCTCGAGGGCTAACGAAGTAATAAGCTCTATTAGAAAAGTGTTTCGTTGTTAGTACGCTAGCCATTTAAGGCTTTGTCGATGCCATCGGCAGAAATAGATTCGTCTTTGTCAGACGAAGTCTTCTCGGGTACGGGCAAAGAGTCGTGATCGCTGCCAGAAGATACTTCAGGGGTAGTCGCTGTAGCTGCACTGATGCCAAGAACAACGCCTAGGCAGGTGCATACGGCGGTTGCAGTCTTTGCGATTTCATCGGCAAACGGCCAACCCCAGACAGCTGAAAGGGAGACATAAAGAGTTGCGAATGCAGGGATGCCAACAAGGGTAGCCCACTTCATAATCTGATAGGCACCCTCAGGCAATTTGTACTCTTTGTTATCCATGTTATTATCCTTCCTTTGTAGCTTCGAACTTAGAGAAGAACGGACGAGAAGTAAACTCTAACAATGACGGTTCGTATAGTGTTTCGTCGAACGTATTAGGGTTCCAAGGGGTAGGCGGCTTGATAGGAACGTCTACTAAGTACTCTTTTACAAGTTCGCAACTTACGTCGTATACCCCGTCTTCTGACGGATATAAGTCATCGCTTAGATCGGCAAACGCATCCCAGAAGTCTTCTTCGACTTGGTTTGCATCCTCTATTTCTAGGTCGAACTCTTCGTCGTAATACGGCTCGAACTTCAGATTCGGGGCTTCGATATCGTTGCCGTCTTCAGAGATTTCGAGTCGGATATGTTCGAACTTGATGTCCATCTCGCACTCTAGCTGCTCAGACTTTTCGTCATCAGGCTGAAGCCATGCGTACTCGCTGTCATAATAGCTGCTCTTAACGTACTGTTTCATATATTTCAACTTCCTAACTGTTTCTATTTACAATTAAAGATTTCTCAATTTCGCCTTGATAGTCTAATAATAACTTTCGACTGGGCACTGTCTGTATTTCGTTGTACGGAACATTCCATTTATCGAGTTTGTTTATATTGAGAGACTTGATACGCTTGCCATCGAAGTTTAGATTTATGTCGTTTACGGCCCTGTGCTCGAGATCGTTTATGTCTCGTATGTCTATGCAGAAAGCTCTCTTATGTGTTGCAAACAATACTATAACTACTCCGAAGCAATTTTTGATTTCTGACTTCTTTAAAAGCCCGTAATACTGTGTGTCTGACAACATAGAGAAATCGAATCTGTCAGACCATGTCGCTTTTGACTCTATGTAAAACATATTTGGGCTTTTGAAACATGTGAAGTCGCATATGTTTCGAGAAACATAGAAACGGCCGGACATCTGGTCAGGTATCCGGTCGAAAGAATACCCAGATGTAGGTCTATCTAGCCATTGTTTTATCTTCCCTTCGGCTTTCTTTCCTAACCCGTCATCTGGACCCGGCATACAAAATCCTTAATGATTGATGTTACAGAAGATAGTAGTATACGTCATCTAGGGCAGATCTAGTATAGCGAGCTTTCTTATCGAGATTGCGAGCTAATTTGTTAAGATCGCCTTCGGTATTAGCCTTGATTTCGTCAATGTAGTCGTCTAGATCGTCTAAGCAGCTGTAAGCATTGTCAACACAAGCGTTTAGGAACGAGTTTGAATCATTGAAATCTGAAGCGTCAATAGAGGAGTTAACTTTGGTCTTCATTTAATCACCCTCAATTTAGATATCAGTTATATTTGAGGTCGTCTACGTCAACACCGAATACCGCGCGAGCAATATCATTTAAGACATCTACGCTGTTACCGTTTATGTCGGTTACTACGCGAAGAGTCTCCTCGGAAACGCCGTTGTCAAGCAGGGTTTCCCAAGCTTCGTCGAAGTCGGGGTCAGAAAAAATGAATGAACTCTCAACAGTCTCAGATTTATGAGTGGGATGAGCGTTACAAGCATTCATAATATCGCAACTATCAATCTCATTGTATCCTTCGACGGTCGTTTCTTTCACACAAGCGTAACCGTCGTTGATACGATCCATTACGTCTGGGTTATCGTCTAAATAGTTAATGAGTTCATCATACGAATCGAATTCTAGTACATCTGATCCGGCTTGAGGGGCTTCGTATGTGTCTTCTAGAATATAATGAGTTTCAAACGCGGAAGCTTCAACGTCTGTTGATGCGTTTGTGTCTACTCCGTCATCTTTAAGCTCGTCAATGCGATTCTGGAAAGCATTTATCATATCTTTTGTAGATCCGTGAGCCATTGCTGTAATTTTCATTTCTAATGAATTCCTTTACTTTAAATCGTCCGGTAATTCTAGTGTCTCTATAGGGCTTGAAATGAATTCCTTTGCCCTATCCTTGCGGAGATTATATTGCGAGTTAAGGTATGACTTAATCCGATCAATATCATCGTTCACAATAGAATGGGTATCATGAATCCAACGGTCAGGGGCAAACCCTACTTTATAGAACTTCGGGGTCTCGCGGTAAATTTTATACCAGCCTTTTACGCCTTCTTGTATATACCCGTTAGGAGAAGCCGTACCTTTGACAAGAATGTCCTTACCAACAAGCCCTTCTAATTGAGCGTTAAACTCTTGAGATTCGAAGTCAGGTCGAGAGCGTCTGCTGGGTTCAGGATCTGTAATATAATCATCATAGTCAGGAATATCTTCTGGGTTAAGAAGAGTTTCCCAATCAAGTGAGTTAAGATACTTTATAGCTTCGATTGACTGCTCAAGCCACGTTATTTGAGCATCTGTAGTAGCTTTAAGACCGGACCACGAACCGGTTTCTTTGGTAAACGTGCTGCCACCGAATTTATATTCGACTCTGTAATGCCATGCAAGGGCTACGTTATCGTCGTATATCTTATTTTCGCCGCATTTAATGTCTACTTCAAGGTGCTTGTCGTAATGATGATTTACATATATGTCAAACAGGAGGGCATCGTACTTCGATAGATCCTTTTCAATCTTTTCTTTTAGCCGGTTTTGAACGGCCTCGGAAGCCTCTTCGTAATTAGAACGCTGCTCTTCGTACTTAGCTTTCTTGCTATTATAGTCCGCTTCCCATTCGTCACGAGCTTTTCTAATGTCGTCAATTTTTGAAGCTTTTATGATCTTCATCTATATCTTTACTCCCATTTAAAATATGAAAGACATTACTGAATCGTTTGCTTGATCATAATAGTTTGAAAGATCTCTGTAACTTACAGGTAATGAGGCCAAACGGTAGGCTCGCCGTTTGACACTTTCATATCATCTAGAACACTATCGACGTAGTCTTGAAGAGTGTCTTCTATGAGACCTTTGGCATCGTTTACAGAATAGCCGGACTCTTCGATAAGATTATAGAAAGCGCCCGCAATGTCTTCGAGCTGCTGCTCGTATGTGATAGTGTTAGTCTCATACTCTACGCCGTCAGGAAGTACGTCGGTTGCAGAATCAACGTTAGTCTCTTCGTATGAGTCGATAGCTTCTTGAAAAGCATGTAACATGTCGTTTACAGAACCGTGACCTTGAGATTTCATTATGTAAACTCCTTAAAACTCTTTAGTGACAATGGGGTGGTCGATTAGCGACGTGAAGTCTTCCTTGCGAATTCGCTCGGTGTACGGAGCCATATTGTTGTCTTGACGATATACGAATCGGTCGAAGTCGTGATCGGTTACGGGCTGTACGCTATAGAACTTAGGAGTAACCTTTTCGATGTGATACCAAACGCTGGCCCCCGAGCGATAGAACTTGTCGTTCTGACCAGCCTTGCCTTTTACGAGAACGCGCTTTCCGGCATAGTCAGCAAGCTCTTCTTCGTCAATCTGAGTTTCGAAGTCGGGTCGCTCGCTCTTGCTAGGTACCTCTTCTGTCACATAGTCATCGTAGTCAGGTACGTCGCGATCAAGGAACTTGCCCCAGTCGATAGTAGAAAGGAGATGAATGGCAGCTACTGACTGGTCAAGAGACTTAAGTTGCTGTTCGGTAGTTGCGCTCAAGCCAGACCAAGATCCGGTCTCTTTAGTAACGTTGCCGTCTTTGTCGAGCTTAGCCGTGTAGTCCCAAGAGAGGGCAGAGCTTTCGTCATTTACTCGATGCTGGTTGCAGTCGATGCGAACCTCTACGCTCTTGAACTTGCGATCTCGAATATGAAGAGCGTTCGCAAATACTCTGACATCGAAATCAAGAAGATCGAACTTGTCAAGATCTGACTTAAGCTCTTCGGCAATTGAGCGTTCCATGTCAGCTTGGGCTTTTCTAAACTCATCCTCTTGCAAGCGTGCAATGTCGTTGTGCTTTTTAAAGTTTGCATCCCATTCGTCGCGCTGCTTGCGAAGATCGTCAGCGCGAGAAGCTTTGATTACTCGCATTTAAAACTCTCTTTCTTCGTAGACGTAATTGTCTTCATCATATTGATAGAGGTCATCATCGTCGAACTCTTGATATGGCTCATCGAATTCGTCGTATTCGTCGGCTTGAACATAATCGAAGTCATCCACGGCAATCACCTCCATAACTGAAGTTAATTAAAGATTACTCAATAACTTTGTAAGGGAATTTGAGCATTGGAAAGATATTGCTAAAACGAGACTTGTGGCTCTTGCCGTCGTCTGTGACATACGTATATAGCGAGTTCGTCTTCTTCGTCCCGACGATATAGCTAGATTCGACGTCGTTTATACACGCAAGCTTCTTTCCGCCCATTTGAGCGAACTCGCACTCGCCTATTAGCTCTTTCGTCATCGGGCCGAGGTCGTTTACGTAATACTTTTCTGCAAACATTCCTTCAAAGATAATAGTCTTCCAGTCAGCGTGATAAATAGCACTGCAGAAGTTGTTGAGATGATTCATATATTGGAGATCGGAATCGTCTTTGATAGACCCCGATCCGGGGAGAAGCGTAATTGCTACGTGCGGAGATATCTTGTTCTGTGCGTAGTGGATAGACGCAGACATTTCGAACGGGTACTTCGTGATACCGGTGTTGACAAAATGATTGTCGATGTAGAGGTGAAACTCAAGCGTGCCATTGTCGTGCTCTTTGACAGATACGAAAGTCTGAAACTTGAGGTCTACGTAGCTTGAGAATACGTGGTAAATGTGATACTTGACGTCGTAAGCAATGTCGTCTGTAGTCTTGTTAGTATCGGTCATAAGGCATTCTCCTATTTGCGAAAATCATAATATAGCTTATCTACTACTTTGTTTTAATATTCAGAAACATCTATGATTTTCCCAATCACTAAAATGAGGGCAGTATTGTCTGCCCTCATGATTTTTTTATTACGCGAAGATATTGAAAGACGTAAGCGGGTAAGCAACCGTAGGAATAGAAATAACGTTGTCTCGGCAATCGCAGTTCGGATAGATATCAACCCGGTCGGCGTAGACAATAAGCTGCTCAACGAGCTTGTTAATCGGATTCTTCTGGGTGTAGATAGCTACTTCATCTTTGTTAAGCTTGAAACTACGCTGAACCTTTTGACCAAAAGTAACAATGTCATTGTAAGAATAGCGAACGACATTTATATTGCGAGAATAGATGTCAAAAGACTTGCGGTAGCGGATGATATTGCTGTATGCCTTGTTGCTGCTCTTGATGTCACTCATGAGAGCTCCCTTCTTTGGGTGTTGACTGACTCTCGGTCTACGACATTATTATATGTTTACGTTTTAAAAATGTCAATACTTATTTATCACCTTTTACAAGGTAGTCGAAGAGCTCGGGGTTCTGATAAACGTCAAGCTTCCCGTCAACGATATAATCAGACACCTGCCCCTTAGTGTAAATGATGTTATGAACTCTCTCGTCTATCGTATCTTTAGTAATGATTGTGTATATTTTACATGTCTTCGTTGCAGAAATTCTGTGAATTCTCTCTTCTGCCTGATGTTTGTCGGCAGCCGTCCAAGGTTCATCGTAGAAGATAACGTTGTTGGCAACAGTTAATGTATGGGTGGTACCGAGTGCACCGATAGTGCCAATCATAACTTTGTAGTTGTCGTTGTGAAGAAACGTTTCTTTGTGAGCTTGGCGATCTTTCTCGGTCATTGTCCCCGTATAACAGCAAACTTTGTGACCGTCTCGAGTCAAGAATCTGTATACCGTTCGAAGCGGCTCAACCCAGTTGCTAAAGATGACTACTTTTTCTCCGCTTTCTGTAATGTCTTTGACAAGCTCCAATAGTCTCTTTAGCTTAGCGTTTTTACTCAAGTATCTAGAATCGACTTGTAGGTTGAGATCGACAAGTTCCGGTGCCCCGTTAACCTGACGAAGCCTCATCATCTGACTTAGCGGGTTAAGAGATTGAAAAATGTTATCTTTCTGACTGATGATTTCAGACGTTACTTTCTTTGCTAAAGACGACTGATAAGGAGTGTTGTCTACGTACTCGATCATTTCGATTTTGTCTGGGAGATTTAGTACGTCTTCGGTCTTACGACGGATCATATTTGGATCGAGTAGCTTTTTGAGCTTACTCATATTCTTATACCCAATTACTTCGTGCCCACCAAAGCCTCCAAACACACAGAAGTTTTTGTTCCACATATAATATGAGTTTGTCGTATGAGCGTCTACAAGCCTTAAAGGAGTAAAGAGATCTATGGGCTTATTTACAATGGGCGTTCCTGTCATAGGCAAGAATAGGCAGTTGTTCCCGACGGACTTTTTGATCCTAAGTATCTGTTTCCCTTGTTGTGAAGTAGGCGAGAGGTTTTTGTGGACCTCATCGATAATCATCATATTAATGATGCCCGAGTTAATAAGCTGAATAAGCTTGTCAGCAATAAGGTGATTCTTACCAGATCCCCTTAGAGCTTCTACGTTCATTATAATGAAGTATGGGAGCTCTCCGTACTTCTTGTCGTCGTACATATAGAAGTCGTTCAGGTCATCTAGTTTGTCTTTAGTAGAGCCCGTAAAATTGATTTTGCCTCGCTTGCTTATACGACTTCCGAGGATATATGCCTCAAACTGACTGTTTGTTTGAGACCTAACTTCGTCGTACCAGTTATACTTAGACGAGTTGATACAAACTAGTATTAAACAATGCTTAAAGTTGTGATACTTCTTATTGTAAAGGGCGAGGTTGATACTTTCCAAGCTCTTGCCGAGGCCGGGAGTGTCAGCTACTAAGAACCCCGAGAAGTTTCCTTCGTTTTCTTCTCGGTTAAT